GAATATGGGCAATACACAAATACAACTGGCAACATTGGGAACCATTTGACAAACACCACGCATAGAGTTATAATTTGAGGGTTGAGAAATCAACTGCGGCAGTCCCCTTGGTGGTTCAGGACTGGCGGCGATAGGAACCACCGTCCCGAGGTGTAGCGCAGTTTGGTAGCGCTCCTGTTTTGGGAACAGGAGGCCGCAGGTTCGAGTCCTGTCACCTCGATGATCATGGGGTATTTTATGTTATCTAAATGGATTAATCCAATCTATCTGGACGAGAGTTATATTCGATTACTACAACAAACTTTGCTAGCAAAACCAGAAGCAAAGTATTTGGTTCTTGATAACTTTTTCAAGACAAATAAATTGGATGAGATGATTAGGAGGCATAAGCGTATAGAATTCAGTGAGCAGTTAGACCAGTATTCTCATATTGATAAATCAAAACTCCCATATGATAGTGCTGTCAAATTTATGGATGAATCCAATTACGGATTTGACCTTTTGTTTTCTGAAGAATGGAGTAATTATCTTAAGAGATTAGTTTCTTTAGATTGTAAGGATGAAACATTTACAGAAGTAAAACTTCGTTATCATAAACCACATGCAAATGGTTTTTGGATTCATACTGACTCGCTTCGTTGGAAAATAGTTTGCATAGCTTACTTCAATAAAGATTGGAAAGTGTCTGATGGTGGACTACTTCAGTTGTGGAGACCAGATGAATGTAGTTTGGAAACAGCACCAAGAGTTAATTCATATCTAGATTCCAAGATGGACTACCTGACAAATAATGTCAGATTAAAAACTAGTTCAGTTGGTGGATGTTCTCCTGATGATAGAGACTTGATTGATTTTGTGTTGACAGATCAAATTGTTCCTGCATATAATAGAGTTTTCATATCTAATATAGAAAAGAACCTTACATATCATAGTGTATCACCTAGTAATGAGAGAGAAAGAACGGGGTTTGTGCAATGGATAGGGGTAGACCAATGAAAAATAGTGTAAAGACAACTACTAATGTAGAACTTCTTGCATATATTCAAGATTCTTTCTTAAATCCATCTGCTTATATGACAAATTTAAGACCAGTAAAAGAAATTGACTGGCAGTGGGATAATGGAAAAACAACTACTAACGTAACGTATGTTGATGGTGAAGTTAGTAAGAGAACTAATAATGATTCCCCTCCAACTCATGCATGTCATGATATTGCTCACTTTATTGCCGCATTGAATGGTAATATGGAATGGGACTATCTTCAACCTATTAATCATGTAGCAGAATATAACGCTGTGGCTATTGAAGTTATATTTTCTCATGCATGTCATCAATTTTTTCATAAGGTAGAACCAAATGTTGAAGAGTTAATGCATATTGTTTTTAATCATATGCAATGGTTTGCTGAAGAATATTATCTCATACATAAGGATCATCCAAGTAAGAAATCATATAAAGAATTGATGAAAGATTTTCTGGAAGTTTTTGATGTTGATAAAGCAATCAAGGCATTCAAAATATATTATGAGGTGTGGTCCGTGGAACACACTATAGGTAATCCAGAATTTGGGTTGCAAGTTAACATGGGGTCAGACCTTGACTTTTATGACGAGCGTGTTTATGATTACCTATATAAATCAAAGAAATTTTTGCAATCTCTTTTGTAAACCTATGCATTTTTACACCGTGGAAGAATTTCAAGAAGACTGGGAAAACATGATTAAAAGAGTAGAGAGCGGTGAGCACATAGGTATAACAAATGGAAGAAACCAAGCAGTGATGGTTCCTGCAGATGATGAGTTGATACGAATTTATACAGATCACAACGAAGCAACATAAACTTCTTGGAAGTGTAGCTCAATTGGCAGAGCGAGAAGCTTATACCTTCTGTATGCACCAGATTAGTGCGCGGTTGTGGGTTCGACTCCCTCCACTTCCATTGACAGATCACTCATCTGTCCTGTATAATAGAAAGGTCAACACGAAAGACAATGACACTGACTAGTAAGTTCAAGAAAGATCTGCAAACCCTACGCGGAGCAGTAAACGGCGAATTCTTTTTGGATGTGAAGAATCCAAAACTTCTCAAGAAAGTACGACGCTACTATGAAAACAATGGTGTAGTATTTTCTGGTGATGCTCTTGACGACTATGATATGCTGATGGAGCAAGTCGCTATTGATCTTGAAACCGCAGAGGTTACTCAATGAAAGTTTCCAAAAAACCAACCGTTCTTCTTGAGCGGTTTCCTTATCGTTATATTCAGTGTGGCAAACTAGAAATCAATGGTATGCCAGACTGCCGTATTCAAAAGGTAGACTCCTATACTGGACGCTATCGTGACATGTATCTTTGTGACAATGAAATGCAGTTGATGACTGCTATGGAAGACCACGATTATACTTGTTGGTTGGACCCTGATGGTGTTCCTGCTTATGTCAAAGAAAATTGTGTAAATCCCTATCCACAGTCCCGGTAAGACTCAAAACTAGCCCTGGTCGGTGAAGGAACCCCTTCAATCCCGAAGTCACGGATGGACTATAACAGAACTGGTGGAGTCATTAGACCCTCATAAAAACTAAATATTACAAGAGTACAATAATTTATTCCAAATGGCATACAAAGGAACCGCAGCAAAGTCTGCAACTGGTGCATCGATGTCAAAATACGACGTAGAAGTCGAATCAAGACTTCAAGCACTTGAAGCACAAGCACACTCAAAGTGTGATGGTGGTAGTAGTGCAGTGAGTGATGATCTGGCAGCAAAAGTACAGGAAATGTACGATTGGTATCAGGATATCAAGAGAAGAGTTTGAGTTTCTTGCTTCTCACAAGAGCAAGTGGTGCGGATGGAGGTAACACTCCCGCCCTGTTTCTTGCTTCAGGTGAAAGAGCAAGTGGCGTGCATGTAAAGACCTTATGAGGCAGGGTTGCGTAAACCCTGCTTTTTTTGTATAATAGATTTATCAAGTTGCAAGTTTTATGAATAGAGTAATGGTAGTGGGGCACGGATACGTTGGGTCCGCTGTTGCTTCAATTTTTACTGATGAAGAGAAAGTAATCATCGACCCAAAGTTGAGTGATGATATCATTGAGAATCATGCTGGTGAAAACTTTGATGCTGTCTTCGTGTGCGTAGATACTCCAAAGGGTAACAATCATGGTCTTCTTGATATGATTCTTGCCCAAGTGAATGTGTTTATTGGAAATAATACTCCAGTATGTTGCAAGTCAACTTCAACTCCAGATTACTATTACTCGGCTCAACAGAAGTATAAGAACATTCGTGTTCTCCATAGTCCTGAATATCTGAACTCTCGTAGCAACATTGAGAGGTTTCAGAATCAGAACTTCTGTATCATTGGTGGTGAGACTGAAGCGGCAAAGGTAGTTGCTGACATCTTTGTAGACCGTCTGGGTAATCTTGATCGTAATAAAGTGAGTATCACTGACATTCGCACTGCTGCTTTGGTTAAGTATTCAGAGAACTTTTTCTTGGCAGCAAAAGTTTCTATCTTCAATGAGATCTACAAGGTTCACCAAAAGATTGGATGTGAATCAACTTTCGATGAGTTCCGTATGTTAGTTGGTGAAGATGATCGTATTGGTTCTTCCCACACTCAAGTCCCTGGGTGGGATGGTAAGTTTGGATGGGGTGGACATTGTTTCCTCAAAGACAACCATGAGTTTGAACAATTCTCTGGCAGCACTCTCATTAAGTTTATCAACGAACTTAATGATGAACACAGAGGTGAGTAACATTTGCCAAAACTATACTTTGTTTGTATAATGTAAGTTCTACAAACATTGAAAAATGAAGAGGGTACTAGTAACCGGAGGAGCCGGTTTCATCGCGCATCATTTAATTTCTCAAATCATCAAAACTACTGACTGGGAAGTTGTCGCTCTTGATAGACTTGATTTTAGTGGTAATTTAAATCGTCTTCAAGATATTCTGAAGGACTTTTCTCAAGAAGATCGCTCTCGTGTCAAAGTAGTATTTCATGATTTGAGAGCAGCAATCAACCCACTCATTGCAGCTGATATTGGTAAGGTTGATTATATTCTACACCTCGCTGCTGGTTCTCACGTTGATAGAAGCATCGAATATCCGATGGAATTTGTCTTGGATAATGTCGTAGCGACTGGACACATTCTTGACTATGCCCGTGGTCTTGATCACCTTGAGAGATTTATTTACTTCAGCACTGACGAAGTATTTGGACCTGCACCTAATGGCATTCTTTATGGTGAGTATGACCGATACAATTCTACTAATCCATATAGTGCAACAAAGGCAGGTGGAGAAGAGTTAGCAGTAGCATTTGAGAACTCTTACTCTTTGCCTGTATACATTACACATACAATGAATGTATTTGGACAGAGACAGCATCCAGAGAAGTTCATTCCTATGTGTATTAAGAACATTCGTGATGATAAAACTATCACTATTCATTGTGATGAGACTAAAACAGTCCCTGGTTCTCGTCACTATGTCCATGCAGAAGATGTATCGGATGCTATTCTGTTCTTATTGAATCAACCAACTGTAGTTGAGTCTGGAAACTATGGTAATGCAAAGTGTCCCAAGTTTAATATTGTTGGTGGAGAGGAAGTTAATAACTTTGATTTAGCACAAATGATTGCTGATACTCAAGGAAAAGAACTTAAGTATCAAATGGTTGATTTTCATTCTGCACGTCCTGGTCATGATCTACGCTATGCATTATCAGGAGAAAAGATGGAAAAGATGGGTTGGAAACCTACCAGATCTTTGAGTGAACGCATTGCCGAGGTCACTAGATGGACTCTTGACAATGAACGTTGGATTGCGCTATAATACATAGTACGTGTAAAATCAATTTTAATGTCTGAATATAAGAAGACAGCACTAGTGCTTGGTGCTGGTGGTTTTATTGGAAGTCACATGGTTAAGAGACTCCGCGCTGAAGGGTATTGGGTGCGCGGAGTTGACTTGAAGAGACCCGAATATTCTGATACTGAAGCACATGAGTTTGTGCAGGGAGACTTGCGTGATGTAGATTTTGTTGCAAGGGTTATCCAGTTTAAGGGTGAGCAAGGCAACTTCTACAATCATGTTCCCTATCGTCTTGTTCGTCCTTTTGATGAGATCTATCAGTTTGCTGCTGATATGGGTGGTGCAGGTTTCGTTTTCACTGGTGAGAACGATGCAGACATCATGCATAACTCCGTGTCCATCAACCTGAATGTCCTTGAGGAAGTTCGTAAACTCAATGAGACTTTTGATGGTGTAAGTAGAGAGTGGACTGAAGCAAATCGTCCTGGTCTGGACCAACCTACCAAGATCTTCTACTCTGGATCTGCTTGCATGTATCCAGAGCATAATCAACTTGACCCCGATAACCCTGATTGCCGTGAGTCCTCCGCGTATCCCGCCAACCCTGACTCCGAATACGGTTGGGAGAAACTCTTCAGTGAGCGTCTCTATCTTGCCTACAATCGTAACCATGGCATCCCTGTTCGTATTGCTCGCTACCATAACATCTTTGGGCCTGAGGGCACGTATGACGGTGGACGTGAAAAAGCACCAGCAGCAATCTGCCGCAAAGTCGCCTTCCTCCCAGATGAAGGTGGAGCAATCGAAGTGTGGGGGGATGGGCTACAGACTCGCTCGTTTTTGTATATTGATGAATGCATCGAAGCAACTAGGAGATTGATGGACAGCGACTTTATGGGTCCTGTGAACATCGGTTCTGAAGAGATGGTCACCATCAATGAATTGGTTGATACTGCTGCTCGTGTTGCTGGTAAGGAAGTTCAGAAGATTCATATTGACGGACCTCTGGGTGTTCGTGGTCGTAACTCTAACAATGATATCATTCGTAAGGAACTTGATTGGGACTACTCACAGACTTTGGAAGAGGGTATTCGTAAAACATACACCTGGATTGGTGAACAAATTCAAAAATGAAAGTAACTTTAGTAACAGCACTCTATGATATCAATAGAGATAAGAAAGGGGATGGTAGAACCTTTGATGAATACCTCTCTTGGTTTGCCGGAACCCTTAAAGTTAAGTCTCCAATGGTCATCTTTGTTGATGAATCATTGGAGGAGTTTGTTCGGGAACATAGAAAAGGTCTTCCCACTAAAATTATTTGTCAATCATTAGAAGAAATTCCTTATTATCATTTGAATGATACTATTCAAAACATTTTGGATGATGAGGAATACAAATCAAAAATCTCTGACCCAGGAAGAGTTGAGTGTAAGATGAGTCTGTATAATGCAGTCATCTTCTCTAAATTTCGTTGGGTAAAGAGAGTTATTGAGGAGAATACCTTCAATAGTGAATACTTTATGTGGATGGATGCTGGACTATCCAGATTTTTTGCTCCACATGGCGTCAATATTAACCTCCCATACCCATCAAAAAATGCACAAGAGGTTCTTCTAGACTCTAAAGATAGTGTTCTGATTCAAGCCACGATGAATTTCTATGGTGATTTGGTAAACGCTGAAGTATGTGACGAATCTTATTTCTTGGATAACAGGTCATGGGTGATGGCAGGACTCTGGGGTGGTGGAGCAGAAGTTCTTACCAAATTCTGTGATATGGTTGATGATGTTCTTCAAAACAAACTGATAAAGAACAATATTATTAATAATGAACAGATTGTAATGGCATATCTGTATAAAAACAATGATGATATGTTTATGGTTTTTGAAAATTACGTCGGTCAGCACAGAGAATACGAAATCATATCTGAATTACAAGCATGAAAAAACATATTCTTATTGAACTGCGAGCAGCTGTGTGCGTAGATGAGTTCAAACATGGAAATGATTACATGAAAGATAGGATTAATGACTATGTTATTGGACTAAACTCTTTCTTTAATCAATTAGACAGAAGCAAGGATTGTGATGTAGTCTTTGTAGAAAATATCTGTGAGGGTCCTGAAGACCTGCCTCAGGAAGTACAGAATGCAATCCCTGAAGGGACTTTCATGTATGTGAAGAAGAAAAATGACTATGGAAAGTATAATAAAGGTGGTGGTGACATCGAATTGTGGAAGGATTATCTAGAACAGATTTGTGAGTATGAATATTTCTTCCATTATGAACCTAGAATGAGGTTAGATGACCCTGCATTTCTACAGTCATTCCTAGAAACTCCTAGGAATCTCTTCTGTTTTGAGGATAATCCTCATGTTCCTACCGTTAAAACTGGATATTTTGGAGTCAAGGTATCTGACTTCAAAGAATATGTTGATGGTATTGATTTAGATAAATTTGTAGGAGAGAGCACTAGCATTGAACAAAGTATGCGGAGTTTCTTTGAAACCAAAGTCACGGACTTTGAACCAGACGTAAAGTATTGCACTAGGAGATGGTATAATGAAGGTTATGGAAGTGGATACTCAAAGTATTAAGTCATCTTATAAAGTAAACAGTTATGATAAGGTATTTCAATCTATTTGTTTCACTTTAAAACCAGAAAAGATAGTTGAGTTTGGAATACTTGAGGGGTATTCTTTAGATTGCTTTGTAAAATATGCAGCAAATGCTAGCATTGAAGCAAATGATTTGTTTGATGAGTTCCCATTTAATGCAGCAAACTATGAGTTTGTGACTAACAAATACAATAACAATTCAAACGTTATCATCAATAAGAAAAATTTTTATGATGCTGTAGATTCTTATGATGACGACTCAATAGACATTCTACATATTGATATTGCAAACAATGGTGACGTTTTTGAATTTGCCATACAAAATTACCTACCTAAAGTGCGTGGAGTCATGATGTTGGAAGGTGGTTCTGTAGAAAGAGACAACGTTGAGTGGATGTTGAGGTATGGCAAGCCTACAATTCAACCTGTGTTGCAAAAGTATTCTGACAATGTTAGAATAGAAGTTCTAGAAGATTACCCATCAATAACTCTTATTTCAAAATGAAAGTAAAAGAAAGTATTATACCTCTCTTTAAGGTCTTCATGTCAAATGAAGCACCTGAAGAGGTATCAAAAGTATTGATGTCTGGTTTTATTGGTCAGGGTCCAAAGGTAGAAGAGTTTGAATCTGAACTGAAGACGTTTTTCAATAATGAAAAAGTTGTTAGTGTAAATGCTGCAACATCAGCAGAGCATCTTGCTCTTCATATGCTGAAGAGACCTGCTGATAATGTCAAATCATACTTTGGTGTTGCCTTTGCAAACTCTCACTGGGATGGTATGCAACCTGGTGATGAAGTTCTAACCACGCCATTGACTTGCACTGCTACTAACTGGCCCATTCTTGCCAATGGTTTTAAACCAAAGTGGGTTGATGTTGATCCTAATACCTGCAACATGGATTTGAATGATCTTGAGAGAAAGATCACTTCAAAGACCAAGGCAATCATGGTGGTTCACTGGGGTGGTTATCCAGTGGACCTTGATTGGTTAGCGGAGATTCAAGACAATGCAGAGAGGAAGCACGGCATCAGACCTGTAGTGATTGAAGACTGTGCTCATGCCTTTGGATCAACATACAAGGGGGCGAAGATAGGTAATCATGGCAATATCTGCACGTTCAGTTTCCAAGCAATCAAGCATCTAACTACAGGCGATGGTGGTTGTGCAATCTTCCCTAACGATAATCAGGTGAAGAGGGCAAAACTTCTTCGTTGGTATGGTATTGATCGAGAGGACAATCGTAAGGACTTCCGCTGTGAGAGTGACATTCCAGAGTATGGATTTAAGTTCCACATGAATGACATCAATGCCACCATTGGTATCAACAATCTGCCTGGAGTGAAAGAGAATATTGCCAAGACCATTGATAATGCTAACTTCTACAATCAAGAGTTGGCAGGTGTTCCTGGAGTGACTCTGCTTGAGAATAGTTCTGATCGTCAATCATCCTATTGGATCTATACAATGAAGGTTGAGAGGCAGCAGGACTTCATGAACAAGATGAAAGAATGCAATATCATGGTTAGTAGAGTTCATGAACGAAATGACATTCACTCTTGTATGTCTGAATTCAAGACAGATCTTCCTAACCTAGATAAACTGGTGAAAGAAATGATTTGTATTCCTGTTGGTTGGTGGGTCACGCCAGAAGATCGACAGTATATCGTTGATTGTATTAAAGAGGGATGGTGATGGAACTGGGTAAAAAGTTTTCTTATGATAAAGAGAAGTATAAGTTTAGGAACGAAATAGAACTAATGTTCCAGACTTATAACTTGGAGTTTGTTCATAAGTGGGAGAAGTGTGACTTTGGCAGACTGACATTTGATACTGATCAAAGCACAGTTCTTCACAAAAAATTCTATAATCAAGTAAGAGAATCTAACTTCCTAAACATTTACAGTAAGTTTATTGGGGAAGTTATTCTTCCTCACTTTGGGGAAGACATCTTGTATCAGAAGGTTCCTACCTTCAGAGCTCAAGTTCCTAACAACATTTCTGTAGCAGAATTTCACAAGGATAAAACTTATAGTCATAGTCCATATGAAGTAAATGTATTCTTACCAATCACGGTAGCAAAAGATACATCTACAATCTGGGTAGAGTCTGTAGAAGACAAGGGTGATTATCGACCAATGAATGCTGAATACGGTGAGTATTATATTTGGAATGGGTCTAATTTAAAACATGGCAACAGAGTCAACACCACTGACATGACCAGGTTCAGTGTTGACTTTAGAATCCTCCCTTATAAAAATTATAGTGAGGATAACATTAAAGAAACCGTCACAAAGAAGATGGAATTAAAACTGGGTAAGTATTTTGAACTGATGAGGTATGACAATGGCTGAAGTTAAGTATCCAAAAGGATATCTAGATGAGTATCAGATTGATGGATGTGTTAATATTGACACTCACCCATGCTTCTGGAACTCTGAATCTTATCCTGAATTTCAAGAGGAAATAGAAAGATTCAAATCACTTCTAGTTGAACTGGTTGAGAAGAATGAATCAAAAACATTCTATAAGTTTGGTGATGGTGATTATTTCTTTTTGAAAGCAGATGAATATGGTAGTGCAACTCCTGGTCGTAGAGCATTGAGTAAATCATATAGTCAAATTAATCACAAAGCATTTACTGATGGTGCCTCATTGTGTGATTATTATACTTGCGAAATCTATCCAGAGAATAGAAATAAGTTTAGAGAAGTTATTTCGGAAACCAACATTGATTTCCCTGCAGAGTATGGATATGCTTTGATTGCAAACAAGTGGTTGTTTGAAACTTTCGCTGGCAGTATTGGTTTGATTGGTGCTAGCACCAAGATGAATCTGATTAGTGAATTGATGGAAGCAGAGCAGTATCAAGAGTATCTTGGTCTTGAAAAATTTGAAGATTATATTTCACTACCACAAAAGTTTGCTTGTGATGACTTGGATGCAACTGAAGCAATGGTTGCTGAACAACTCAAGAATTCTACATCTAAAATCTTTTTGATGGGTATGGGGCACGTCAAGTCGGGTCTTATACATAGAATGAAGAAGTATACCGATGCTGTATTTCTTGATGTCGGTGCTGGTATTGATGCAATTGCTGGTATAATTGATGTAGGACGACCTTACTTTGGGGATTGGACTAACTATCAAATTGACGAAGAAGATCTATATGCAGATGTAGATTATCTTGCCTATGAAGGTAAGGGAAAGCACATCCTATTGGAAAGAATTTAAATGAAACACCCTGGCAAACACTCTATTGAAGTTACAACGAAGATTGGATGTTCCAATGTTTGTGAATACTGTCCACAATCTACTTTGATCAGTAGGTATAGGGAGAGAATTGGCAAAGAAAAGGATACGATGATGTCTTTAGAGACATACAAGAAGTGCATCAGCACAATGCCTAAAGATGAAATTAGTTTAAACTTTACTGGATACGTAGAGCCGTTCTTGAATCCTGATTGCGCAGACATGATTATTCATACGCATGAGATGGGATTTTCCCTGCTTGTTAATACCACTTTGATGGGGTTGACTAAAGAACAGTGGGATAAGATGAGTGACATTCCTTATGAATGCAACATTCACTTGCCATCTGGGTCATACTTTGAAATGATTGGTGTCAAGATTCCTCTTCAGTATTATGAAGAGGGTGGTAAGAAGTATCCAGAGTTGAGTGATGAATACTATGATATGCTCAACTATGTGATTTCAAATCCCAACAAGTGGAAGATTAATTTCCACTGCCATGGTGACTTACATCCTCTGCTTAATGACCTGACCAGGTACTACAATGTGGGAGTAAGAGATATCAACAGCAGAGCAATGAACATGCTGCTGGAGAAGAAGGAGAAGGTTCCGCCCGAACAGAATATCAGAGGCAAGTGTCCTAGGGTATATCAGAATGTTCTTCTACCTGATGGTTCTCTTTCAATCTGTTGCCAGGACTATGGTCTTGATGAGATCATGGGCAACCTTATGGAGAATACCTGGGAAGAGTATATCAACTCTGAACGTGTGCAAGATGTAAGAGCACATGGGTCTGACTTATGTGATTATTGTGAAGAGGAGATTGATTATAGAGGAGAAGAAAAATGGGCTGAATGGAGGAGACCACAACAAATTAGATAATATGAAAATATGTTTTATCTGTGAAGGCATACTCCCTAT